TCATCAGCCATGGACGGCCCCTGGGTTCACTTGCGCTTGTTCGCGACGCGCAGGCCGCGCACGGACGAGAAGTCGGGCGCCATGCGTGCGCGCTTCGCACCTGGTGGCGGTGGTGCGGGTGGCGGGTTCCACTGCGTGCCCGGCCACACGTCCTCGGAGCGGAACATCTTCTTGTCCCGGCGCACGAGCGGGCCGTTCATCGTGGCGGCCATCAGCGCGGCCCAGAGCTGCATCTGCCCGCCCGGCCCGGTCGGCTCGCGGCGCCAGTACGCGGCATGGAGCGAGAACTCGGCCGAGCTCATGCGCTCGCCCAGTTCCTCGACGGTGCAACCTATCGTGTGAGCCAGCCGGATTGCGGTTACCAGATCCGGCTGGCCTAGGAGTTTTTTTCGGCGTCTTCAACGGAGAACCCCGACAGATCGCTCGCCTTGTTGAACAACTCGAGCGCGGTGGTCGGGTGTGCCGAGCCGAACTCGTTCCACTGCTCGTGCGTCATCAACGGCTTGCCGTCTTCGTCGACCACGGCGATCGCGAGCAGGCGCGGCACCATCAGCACGAGCGAATCGTCGAGGCTCAGATCCTTCGCCAGCTTCGCGACCTGCTGACGGACCGTGAGCCGCTCCGTCAGCAGGAGCGCGCGCACGATCACATCAACGGTGCCGCCCTGGTAGGGCAGCGGGAAGGTCTCGCGCGCCAGCGCCGGCGGCTTGAAGTCGGCCGCCTTCATGCTCAGGTGCCGTAGATCGTCGGCAGGCCTTGGAACTCGAAGTTGACGTTCGTCTTGACCGCCTCCTGCGCGGAGCCGGTCGGCACGCCCACGGCGGACACGTAGGCATTGCCCACCATGTACGAACCATCGGCGAACACGACGCGAACGACGCGCGTGGTCAGCGTGGTGCTGGCCAGCTTCAGTTCCTTCACGGCGGCGTCGTCGGGATCCCACAGGCAGCCGAACTGCAGCGAGAACGGCGACACGACGGTCGGCACGCGGCGGCGGATCTGGTCGTGGATCGTGGTGATGTCGGCGAACTCCGGCTCACCGCCCGAGCCCGACAGGTCCTGCACGTTCGTCATGCTGACGCCGAGCGTCACCGGCGTCATGCCGCCGCTCGCGAACGTGTGGTAGCCGGTGGTGTTCTCGATCTCGAAGGTGTTCGAGCCGCCGGTGACGTTCTCGACTGCGAACGCGCGGTTGTGCACTTCGGTCATGCCGACGGCGTCGAGCACGAAGATGTCGGCATTTGCCGGATCCGCGCCGACGTACGTCAGCACGCCGGGGTCGGCCTTGGTGATCGCGCTGACGACCTGGCGGGCGCCGAGTGCGGTCTGGATGTCGATGGTGACGTTGGACCAAAAGCGTGCCATGGTGGCTCCTTCGTTAGAGAATCGTTTCGGGGGCGTTGTTGAACGTGTGGAAGCGCACACGGAGCGCGAGGGTGATGCGTCCGATGGCGGCCTCGCCTTCGGTTTCCATGTCGCGCTCGATGCGCGTCAGGGCGGTGGTGCAGTTCAGCGGCGACAGACGCGTCGTCAGGCTGGTCGCGAAGATCGCGGCGATCGCATCGGCAGCAAGCGTGTGCATCGCGTCGTCGACGGCCTCGGTCGCACGGACGTAGCCCTTGCAGAGCACCGTGAGCTCGTGCAGCTGCGTCGCAGGGAAGCTGACTCCGGTCGGGTCGATCTCTTCGCCATCGGCGACGACGCGCCAGGCCGGCAGCTCGTCGGCCGACAGCGGCCATACCCGATCGGTGAACACGCGACCGGTCATACCGGCCGCGGTCGTGACGAGAGCGGCAATCGCGGCGACGACTTGAGCGCTGGCCAGCATGGTCAGGCCTTCACCAGGATGGCGACCGCAAGCGCGCCGTCGTGCACGCGGTCGGCCTGGCGCACCTTGTAGGCGACGCCGCCGATCGTGATCGCGTCACCGACCACCAGGGTCGGCCAGGAAGACGCCGGCACGATGAACGAGGGCCCCTCGGTCACGACGTCGAAGTCGACGCTGTTGAGGCCGTTCACGTCGAAGATCACAGCCGCGTCGGGGCTGGTGCCGCCGGCGGCCGGCGTGCGCTGCGCCGCGACGGCGAAGCCGCCGTCGACGTCGAAGAACACGCTGAGATCCTCGGCGAACATGGTCAGGCCTTGGCCTTCCTGGACTTCGACGATTTCGCGGAAACCGCGGGCGCCGGGCTCATCCAGTCGTCGACGGCCTCGACCTGCGCCTCGAAGGCGCGCGGCAGGTCTTCGAGCTCGAGCACCTCGCCGGCCTTGAACTGCACCATGGCGAGAGCGCGGTAGACGCCCTCGCCTGCCACCTCGAGCGAACGCGCGTGCGCGCGGCGCAGGACCTGGTCGTCGCTCAGCCCGAGCAGTGCACCCGGGCCGAACGTGAGCGGAGCGAGCAGCCGGTAGCGCACGGCATCAGACCATCGTGACGTAGCAAGCGCGCTGCCACAGGCCGTAATCGGCACCGCGCCAGGCGTCGACGCCGATCTGGATGGCGTCGTTGTCGAACGCGAACTCGCTGTTCTCGTCCTTCATCTTCACGACCGGATCGGTCTCGTTCTGGCGGATCAGGCCCTTGATCGGGCTGTCGGTGCGCCACACCGCGAAGCTGTCGGTCCAGGTGAGCTCGGGCATCATCTGCACGTCGATCGTCAGACCGGCGGCTACCGCCGGGTTGATGTTCTGCTGCAGAGCCTGGAGCGTGGCCGGCGTGATCGCGGCGACAGCCGGCATCCACAGGCCGACCGGCACGGTGACCAGGAAGCGCTTCGCGTTGCTGTTCATCGGGCGGCCACGATCGTCCTTGAACGACAGGATCTGCGCGATGCCCTTGACGATCGCGGCCTGCATCTGCGCCGCGTTGGGGAAGCTCGGCGTGTTGTCGGACCCGGCGCCAGGCACGGCGCTAATGTCGACGCTGATGTCGTTGTCCTGCGTGCCGCTGTCGCCTTCGGCGTGGTCGGTGTCGAAGAAATACTGGCCGTCGTAGCAGACGGTCGACGGGCCGGCGAGCACCAGCGACGAGACCAGCGTGCCCCAGTGCGCATCGCCCTCGTCGGCGAACTCGCTGATGCGGGCGCGCAGCTGCGGAGTCTTGTCGCGACGCAAGTCACGAATGGCGACCTCCATCGTCGCTTCGTAGTGCTTGTTCGCGATCGTCAGGCTGTTCGCGCGCAGGCCCTTGGCCTGGCGGCCGCCGATCCACTCGCGCATGCGCGGCACCTGGCCGAGGAACGGGTACTGCTCGCTGGCCTGGTCGCTGCCGAAGAGGTTGGAGACGCCGTCGATCCACCCGGCGGCCATGGGGTTCTCGAGCCGGGCGTAGTACATGCCCAGGACGGCGCGGCTCGAAAGAATTGACTGGTCCATGATCGTGTTTCCTCAGGTCGATTGAGAATGGGGTGGTGGTTGGGTTTACAGGGAGCGGAACGGCAGCGCCTCGAAGGCGACGATGCAATTCGTGCTGGAGACCCAGCGCGACACCTTGCCGATGGCGGTGTTGCTGCCGGCGGTGAGCGTGAAGGTCGCGTCGTCGCTGGCGTAGACGGTTTCGCTGACGTCGGCCGTGCTGGTGACGCCGGTGACCGAGAGCGCGATCTGGCCGCGCACCTTGACCATGACCTTGGTGGCACTCGCGGCGCCCAGCTCGTTGTCGGCCTTGCGCATCGCGAAGCCGAGGAACGGGTCGTTGGCCACCAGGGGGCGGGCGAGGCCGCTGCCGTTGTCGCCGACCGCGGAGCCTTCGAAGATCGTGTCGGCGGCGATCATCGGCAGTTCTTGCGTGTCGCCGATTTCGTAGGTGCGCGGGGCGTTGCTTGCGAGCGTGGTCATGGCTGTCCTTCAGTGCTGTTGATCTGCGCCGATCAGGCTTCGCGGGCCCACGTGCCGCGGAGCGCGAGCACGGAGTAGCCGTCGGCGTCGTTGCCGCCGAAGACGACGAAGTCGCCGCGCTTGGCGGTGGCCTTGGTGTTGATCAGGTCCTTGTTGTCGGCGCCGGTGACGTCGGGGCCGAGGATCATGTCGGCGGCGGCCGGGCTGATGTTCACCGCGACGGCACCGAACGCGCCGCCGTTGACGACCATGACGCCGTCCAGGCCGGTCGCGATCGCGGGCAGCGTGATGACCTTCGCGTCGGTGTCGACCCAGAACAGCTTGCCGCTGTCTTCGGCGTCGAGCGTTTTGTCGGCGCTGATGGTCTCACGCACGCTGTACGAGCCGTACGGATCGCGCAGGATGCCGGCGTCGAACTCGACGACCGCCACGCCGGCCGAGACCCAGCGCTTGACGAAGCCGACGAAGACCGAGGCGACCGGCGTGAAGCCGAAGGTGTCGTCGTCGGTCGCGTAGACCGGCTGGCCGACGTCGGTGATCACGGCGCCGGTCACGGTGAGCTGGATCTCGCCCGACTTGATCAGGTCGACGTTGATCGCGGCGGCCGAGCCCGAGGCATTGTTCGCCTGGCGCTCTGCGAAACCGACGAAGACGTCGCCGGCGGCGAGCGGCCGGCAGTGGCCGGTGCCGACCACGAGGCCGACAGCCGCGCCTTCATAGATGATGTCGGCGGCGATGACCGGCAGCGTGTTGCCGCGGCCCAGTTCAAAGGCGCGCGGCTTGTTGGCGGCAAGGGTCGTCATGGTTGCATCTCCGTGAAGAGGTGTGTCAGCGGATCAGCAGCTCAGGCGGCGCGCTTGCCGAGGATGCGCACGTTGCCGCGCTCTTCAGCCCTGGCCAGCGCCGTGAACTCCTCGAGCGAGGCGTACTCGGCACGGACGGTTGCGCTGGCCTCCCACTGCGCCTTGCAGCGCTCTTCGATTGGCTTGCTCTTGTCGGCCATCGGATCGGCCGGCTTGGCTTCGATCGCCGGGGTCGCGGTGCTCGCCGCGGGGGTCGGCGCATCGGCCGCGAGCGTCGTCGAGGCGGTGGTGCGAAGCTGGCGCTCGGCACTCATCACGGCGAGCGCGGCGTCGCCGCCGGTCGTCTTGCCGTCGAACTTGAGGCCGGCGATGAGCTTCTCATGACCAGGCAGCGATGCGTTCTCGACGGCCTGAATGCGCGCCCGCTCGGCGGTAGCGCCTTCGAGCATGAATGCAGTGCGCAGCTCGGCGAAGATGGCCGGGTGCTCGGTCTCAAGCTGGGTGCGATCCATGATGTGTGGTCCTTTCGGTTTGGAAACTGGAGCGGCCGGCGGCGTGGGCGTGGCCGCCTTCATGACGGCGCGGCGCCGCTTGGCGTAGGCGCCGGGATTGGTCGCCATCGCCTCGGCGAGGGCATCGACCGACGAGAAGCCGTCGACCAGACCGGCGTCGACCGCCTGCTGCCCGACGAAGATTCGGCCGTCGGCCATGTTCGCGAGCACCTGCTCGACGGAGACGCCGCGATTGCGCGCGACGTTGTCGACGAACACGCTGTAGATGTGGTCGACGCGGTCCTGCAGATAGGCCTTGCCTTCCGCGGTAAGCGGCTGGTTTTCGGTCGCGATGCGCTTGTACTTGCCGGCGCTGATCTCGGTGGTGTTCGCGTTGCGCGGGTTGTACTGGTGCGCCATCACGACGCCGATCGAACCGGCGTGCACGGTCGGACCCGTGATGAACGACGCGTTCGCGGAGCTGCCGATCCAGTAGGCGGCGCTGGCCATCATTCCGTCACTGATCGCGGCGATCGGCTTGATGCCTGAGAGCTCGTGGATGGCCGCGGCGAACTCGGGCGCGCCGAACACGCTGCCGCCGGGCGAATCGATCTGCAGGATGACGCCGTTGACGCGCGGGTCGGCGATCGCCGACTCGAGCTGCGTCTGCAGCATCTGCGCAGAGGCGCCACCGCTGATCTGCGTGAACATGTTCGCCTTCGGCGAGATCACGCCGTCGATCGGCAGGACGGCGATGCCGCCGTCGCGGATGGTGTAGTCCTGCTGCTCGCTCGAGAGCGGATGCCCGAGGCGGGCCTCGATCGCCTTGATGTCGATCTCTTCGCCGCGCAGATGCGTCGCGTAGATCGCCAGGATCTCGGCGAGCTTCTCGGGCTGGATGGCCCAAGGCGAATTGAGGAGGTCGAGGAGCTTCAAAGTGGGCGAACTTTATTTTTCAAGCCCGTCTCACATACAGGGAAACGTGAGACAACCCATGCGCGCATCACGCGCTCCGCTTCGGTTGCCGCGGTGGCGGCGCCGGAGGAACCGGCTTCCGCACAGGCGCCGGCACGTTCGCGGGCTCCGCTGTCGTGCTGTCGACGATGGCAGCGGACTTCGTAGGAATCTCGCCAGGCACCGACAGGCCGGCCGCGCGCCGCGCTTCTGCCTCGCGCACGGTCTGGCGGTGCTTGGTCTCCCAATCGACACCGTCATAGGCCTGGCTCTCGGCCTGGAGCGTGCTGACGCCAAGCGCAACTCGATCCGTGGCTGCCGCGATCTCCTTCGTCGGATCGAGCGAGCCAGGACCATCGCCGACCCACTGCGCGCAGCACCAGGCGGCGCGAACGACCGGATCGGCGAAGAAGCCCGGCGCGATGATGCGATCGTTCGCGACCTCATCGCTCAGCCAGACTTCGTACACCGGCTGGCAGAGGTTGGTCGAGAGGAAGTCGCGCCAGCCCATGAACATGCGCCAGGCCATCAGCAGTGCGCCGCGTGCTGCGCTGTAGCTGCTCTGGTAGTGCATCGTCAGCACTTCGACCGGAATGCCGGTGGCCATGCCGATCTGGCGCATGCAGGCCATGAAGAACGGATCGAACTCGGGGTTCGGCCGCCCTGGTGTCGGAGACGAGACGGTCTCGCCCGGCAGCAGGTTCATGATCTGGCCGCTCTCGATCTCGCCGGACCACTTCGAGGCCTTGTCGACGATCGACTTCTTCGAGTCGTCGGTGAAGGTCTCGTCGAAGGCCTTCGCATCCATCTCGGCGAAGAGTGCGAACAGCGCTGAGTTCACGGCCGCATCGAGCTCGGCCTTGGCGAACCTCGACACCTGGCGCAGCGGCTCCATGACCGGCGCGAGGATCGGCACGCCGCGGCGCAGGCCGGGCCGCAGCACCTTGAAGAGATGCAGCGCACCGAGGCGACCCGTCTGCGCGCCCCGCGCCAGAATCCGATCCCAGCGCAGCGGCTTCGCGCTGCCGAGCGTGAAGTCGCCCGGGTGTCGGTTGCAGACGTGGAACGCGATCGCCTCGCCGGTGTCTTCGCTGCACTCGACGCCATCCGTCAGCGTCTCGGTATCGCTCTGGCGATTCGGGTTCGAGAGGCGGTCGGCCTCGATGACCTGGAGCGCGATCTGCGGATAGGCCGCGCCGATGCGGCGCACCAGCGGCAGGACGACGAGCGTGTCGCCGCTCGACAGCACGGAGCGCAGCACGAGGTCCTGGATCTCATAGCCGTTCTGGCGGCGCCCGAGATCGCAGTCCTTCGAGCCGAACCACTGCATAAAGCGCGCACGCGTGGTTTCCTGCCACTCCTGCGCTGCCTCGTCCGACAGCTTGAGCACCTTGGCGTTGATGCGCGGGTTGCACGAGAGCCCGGTGCCGACCGCGTGTGACGTGGTCGTGTTGATGACGCTGGTCGCGGCCGGCTGGTTGCGCTCGGCATCGCGCGACTCGGCGCGCAGTGTGGGCAAGTCGGCAATGACGTCCGACTCGGGCGAACCGCCGTACATCACGGCATTGGTCATCGAGGCGCGATCTCGCCGCGCCGCGTTGTAGCCGCCGGAGAGGGCAAGCACCTGGCGCGCGTGCAACCGGCGTGCCGCAACGCGCGGCGCAAACCAGGCGATCGCTTTGTCGAGTGTGTTGAGGCCGACGATGGCGGGTGGCCGTTTCATCGTCAGTTCGCCGGGATGATGGTGCGCAGGCGGCCACGGCCTTCGGCAGCAGAACCGAGCGTCGAGGCGCGCGCGTTCCACAGCTCTATGCCCTTCTGGATCTCGGCGAGGTTGGCCAGCGTGAGCTGCCGGCCGCCGATCGTGTACGACTGCTTCGTCAGCACGGCCGCCTCCGCAGCGAGGTAGAGGGCGAGCTGGGCCTCAGCTTGTTCGAGAGTGATACCTGCCATGGGCGCGAAGTTTGTCGCGCCGCCCCGTCTCAGATACAGGGGAACGTGAGACTCACCCGCCCTCAGGCGGCTTCTTCATGAGCCGGTACAGGGTCGCTCGGCTGACGCCGTGTCGTTCCTGCAGCTCGCGGTTGCTCGAAGGCCCGAGCGCATCGCGGAAGAGGGCCTGGCGCTGCTCGGCCTGGATCGCCGGTGCGCGCTTGGCTATGTAGTAGCTGTCGCCGCCGAGCATCTCGTGCAGCTGCGGCAAAAGCACGCGCGCCTGCGTCTCGGTGTAGCTCGGGTGCTGGCGCATCACCTCGTGCAGCACGAAGTCGAGAATGTCGACGCCTTTCATCACCGGCCCCGCTCCCGCCTGGTTGCCGCACCCGCTCGATCGAACCGCGCCATGCCGGCGATCGAGATCATCCCGGGATCGAGGACGTGCGGTGCAGACGTGTGCACTGCTGCCACCGGCGGTGCGGCCGGCTGAGGCGCTGTCTGGCGCGGCGCCGGCCGCTCGGCGGCCGCGGGCGGCGGCTCGATGTGCTGGCCGAGTAGATCGCCTTGCATGGGCGCGATCGTGTCGCGCAATACCTGCCAGCCGTGTTCGCTCTTCTTGTGGAGGCCGAGCAGGTAGGCAGCGCCGAGGTTGTAGTTCATCAAGTCGAGCGGCTCGTTCGCCTCGCCCTTCTTCTGCTGCCACCAGCTAACCTTGCGGCCACGCTTGTACCCGTACGTTCGATACTCGGCCGTCAGGCCCTTGTAGTAGCTCTCCGGCAGGTCGGTGCTGAAATGCACGGCGCCCGGGCCGCTCGCGCGCTTCCAGCGGGCCTGCAGGTAGTCCTTGCACGTGTCGGGCCCGACAAACCAGAGATCGGCGCCCTTGTGCGCGACCTTGCCGCGGAAGTTGATATCGACCGGCGTCGGCTTGCTGCTGAGAATGGGCCGGTTCGGTCGGCTGTGGCCCTTCACCGCGAAGATCCGGCGGCGCTTGAGCGGCGCCGTAAAGTTGTAGACGTCCTGCGTGTTCGAGCCACCGGAATCGACGAACGCCGCGCTAATGCCGATCATCATGCCGCTCGCGTGGCGATAGCGGCCGCGCAGGATCTCGTCGGCGCGCTGCCAGGTCTCGGCCTCGGCCGGCGAACCATGGATCACCTGGTAGTCGACGATCCAGGACTCCATGCCCTCGCCCCACGCGACGACCTTCAGCTCGAGACGGTAGACCTGCGTGTCGATCGCCGCGGTGAGCACGAGGCCGCCGGCGGGCACGGTGCCGAGGCGATAGTCCTCCGCGCGCTGCTGCAGCTCGTCGTACTTCGTGGTTTCCTTCTCGCGCGTCCAGCAGCGTGCGAGGCGGGTGTTGTAGAAGACGATCATCGCCTCCTCGCTTCCCTCCTCGAGCTTGGCCTTGGCTTTGTCGTACTGGCGCATGAGCGAGACCCACGGGATCCAGCCATACGGCAGGAACATCGCGCTGATCGTGCAACTCTCGGTCTCGCCGTCACCGGCATGCCCCTCGCTCCACAGGCCCTTGGCGAACATCCGGGTCTTGTCGCCCTCTTCGTGCAGGCCGCCGCACTCGCAGCACGGATAGAGGGCGCGCTTGCCGTCGTCGCTGCGGATGAGGCTGAAGAAGTCCAGCGGCTGTGCGTGCCCGCAGTGGATGCACTCGGCCAGCGCCTCGCGCTGCGTGCCCATCATGAACAGCGTGTAGATCGGGCTCTCGCCCTCGATCGTCGGCGAGCTCGGGTAGTACGCCTTGCGGTTGCGTTCGAACGTGGTCTGCCGCGTCTCGGCGAGTTCGGTCGGGTCACCTTCGCCGCCGACATTCTCTTTCGCACGGTCGATCTCGTCGAAGAGCACTCGGCGCACCGCCAGCTCGGAGAGGTTGGCCGCGGCACCGGCGGTCGCGATGTAGAGCGCGCCGCCGACGTACTCCTTGATGTCGTTGTTGTTGTTGCTGTCGCGGCTGTGCGGCCGCGCGACGCGCTCGCGCAGCACGGGCACGGCCGCGATCGTCTGGTCGATGCGCGCGGCCGCGCGTTTGTGCAGCTTGCCGGTCGGCACCAGCCACAGGAAGTTGCTCGGCGACTGGTGCACGCTGGCGGCAAACCAGTTGAGTCCGACCTGCGTCTTGAGCATCTGCGAAGCGCCCATCACCACGACGCGCTTGCACGGATGGTTGTCCGACAGCCAGAGCATCGGCCCGCGGGCATGCGGCGTGCGTGAGGTGCGATAGGGCCCGGCCTCGTTGCTGCCGGTGCTCTTCGGGATCACCATGTTCTCGTCCGACCAGAGATCGACGGTCAGATCCGGATCCGGCTCGACGCCGCGCGCGAACGCATCGAGCACCGCGTCGTAGCCGTCGCGCAGATTGCTCACGCGGCCTCCTTCACCGGGTTGCCGAGCTTCTCGCGCACGCCCGACGCGAGCAGCTCGAGCACGATGCGGTGTTCGCGATCGATGACCGCCTCGCAGGCCTCGGCGCTGGCAAGGGTCGAGACCTCCGAGGCGATACGGCGGCCGCACGCGGTCAGGCGATCGCGCAGCTCGCGGCCGATTTCGTAGATCGCTCGGTCGACGTCTTCGCGCATCAGCATGCCGCCGCGCATCTTGGCGGCGTTCATCTCAGCGATCTGCGCGTCGGCCTCCTCGCGCCTGGCGCGGAATTGCATGTAGCCAGGCTCGCTCGCCGATGGGCCTTCCGACGGCGGCGCGGCCGAGCTCGAGCTCGGGGCGGCCGCGGTGCTCGTCCCCGTCGACGCGCCGCTTCCAGCCACGGCGGTCGGGCTCACCCGCGTGCGTGTGTTCCGTTCCCACTGCGCATCGGCCAGGGCGCTGTCGACCAGCTTGTCGGGCCCGAATGCACTGATCCGCTTCTCGTCGACGGCGCGACGGACCGCTTCGCGCGAGCCGCCGGGCAGGCCGCGGTCCTTGCGCGATCGCGCGTAGGCGGCCTGGGTGAGCAAGTTCGGGTCGGTGGTGGTCACGTGTCAACCTGGTTGTCAACTAATCCGGGGATGCCTTGCTAGCGCGATTTCGAGCCGCTTCGCACCCGTGTTGCCAAGGGCTCCAGAAGGACCCGATTTTTCGCGTACGACTTCCACCTGGGTCGACCACAACGGCAACACCTGGACGCTACAGCCACAGTCCACGGTAACAAGCCGCCGGCTCATCGGCCTGTCCGGTTGAACCGGTCCGTATAGAACTTCGCTTCGCGGAAGAAGATCGTCGAGAAGCGATCGCGCATCACCTTCACGACGACCTCGTTGATGCGCTTGGTGTTGAACATCTGCGCGACGTCGATGACCTGGACCGGCTTGATCGGCAGGCGCTCCTTGCCGACGCGCTCGAACACCGTGCGACCTCTGTTCCCGATGAATGCACCGGCCAGCGGCTTGGCGCCGCCGGTGCGCTTGATCTTGACGAAGAGCTGATTGACCGTCCCCTGCTTGCGGCGCCGGCGCGCTGCACCCAGCGTCGTCACGCGCTCGACGAAGGCGATGATGTTGGCCGATCGGGTGCGATCGGCCTTGCCACCCATCTGCGCGCCTGAGATCTGGATGCCATCGCGGCCCGCAGCCCTTCGTATGCGAAGCCGCTCGCGCACGTAGTCCGACTTG